GTCCACTCATTGAGATAACGCCAATCGGAGCATACGATGGTGGTATTGAGTCCCAGGTTGGTGTTTTGGGCGTTGCGGAGAATTAAGTTGCATTGACGGGTGAACGCTAAAGCGAAAACATCCCGGTCAATAGAACGGGCGAATGTCCCGGCTTCCACAAGGAAGTGTCGGTGCTTAACCTTGAAGGCTTCATTCCGAAAAGTGCGGGACGCCCCAGCCCCACCGATGTCGAGCGATTGCATATAGGCATCACAGGCTTGCTTGAGGGTGTCCGCAAAATTGAGATGAACCACCGGGTGCGATGCACCTAGGGCGATACCATCTGCAAGCGTGTCCTTCCCCGCCCGAGCATAGCCTGTGACGAGGATGACTGTGTTCATCGGGGGAAGGGTGTCGCTCATTTGTTAGAAGGGAGGTGCTTCGTCAGATTGGGACGAAAACGAGGAAGGGATGTCGCTGGCCTTGCTGGAATCGCCATACAACTTGGCATCGATGCCGGAAATCTTGCGCAACTTGTAATTGTATTGCATCTTCCCGTTCCAGATTTTGTCCTCGGTGGCTTCAACTTCAATGCTGGCTTTCTTGCCGAAAGCGGGTTCGACATAGCGGATGAGGTTTTCCACGGTGATGGAGTCGGGCGGCTCCGGGCAAAAAGTCCCGGTCATCTTGCCGACCATCATCGCAAGTCCCTTGCCGTATTCGACAGAGAAGTTTTTGGTCATGCAGTTTCCATCGCCATCAACGAAAAACAGGCGGCAGGAGGCGAACCCCTTGGCGTTTTTCTTGAATCGTTCCATCATCTTGTCGTCCTTGGGTCGAGCCAGGCGCATGATGTAGGTTCCGGATTTCTCGATGTTTTTGAGAGGGGGCAGGTCGTTATTTGGTGGGTTCATTGTTATGTTGTTTGGTGGTGGGTAAAATTATGAGCGAAGGTATTTGATGGCGGCTAGGACAATCACGACTCGGTAAGAGAGGGTGTAGATAATCCCGATGCATCCTTCCACGACTTCGGCGGCGGTGTCTTTCATGTTAGGCAAACTTGATGGGTTCCGCGGTGGAAGCCTTGGTTGCAATGTCGATGACTTTGATGTCGGAGCCGTAGCCGGGCCATTCATCAAGAGCCATGCAAGATTTGTAAGACTTTAACCCGGCTTCAAAGTCCGTCACCGCGTAGGACATAATCTCCGGGCCAAGTTCATAAATGGCGTATTCGTAAGGCGGTTCCTTTTCGGCAACGATGAACCGGAAACCTTTGGGTCGGATGCCAAAGGCAACTTCATACGCAAGGCGATAGAAATAGGATTGGAGCGCGTAGCGATAATTACGGGCGGCTTGGAGCCAACCTTTAGGGGATGCATCTTCTGCCGTTTTTAGGTCGTAGAGATAGCCGTCATCGCCCACGGCATCGATTGCCGATTTGAGAGTGACCCCACAATAGTTTACGCTTAACATCAATTCGGTGGCGGTGAAAGTGACTCCGATTGCATCCCTGGCGCGAACCATTGACGCGGCAACTTTCTCGCAGGTTTGCCATTCTTCATTGGCAAGGATGGTCTTGCCTACGGACTCGGCTTCAAAGGCAGAGTAGGCGGCTTTACCTTCCTTGGTGCGGCGGTCGATGCCTTCGGGGATAGCGGCATACTTCTCGGATGCCGGGATTGTCTCAAGGACGATGTGATGAACGAGGGAACCCATCCGGAGTGCTTTGCTCTCGGTTTTCTCTGCGGTTAGGTTGGCCTTATAATGGGCCGGAGATTTTAGGAGATGTTTCATCCCGGAGCAATTAATTGCAACGGTGGCATCGTAGTCGGCGCGGGTCTTGATGATGTTGGGCATGGGTTTGTTTTGGTTGGTTGGTTGGTTGGTGGAAAGTTTTAGATTTCAGAGTCCGCGTTGGGATTGGATTCCTCGATGTGCTGAGCGAGCAAGTCGCTTGCATCTAGAGCAATCTCAATGGCGGCTTCACATTGAGCAAGAGTATTCCGCATTACCTTGACGGAGGAATTGATGCGCTTGAGTCGGTCATACAAAGGTTTCAAATCCGATAGGTCGCGGAGTTTGGAATTGCGGGTGCGGAGTTGTTCGCGCTGGGCCGCGTGGATGTCATTAAGCAGATGCCTGGCATCGTCACCTACAATCTCGGTGTCGCAAAAGTATTCAAGTGCGGAGAGATTTTCATCGATGGTTTGCAGGTTTCGTTCAATGCTCATTGGCGTGGTTGGTATGGTTTAGATTTTCACCTCTTGGATGTCGAGGTTTTTATTGGTGCGCAGGAAGTATCGGACAACCACCGGGGGACGAAGGGAAGGGAGATTCTCGCGCTTCCATTCAAAGAGTTTCTGGGTGAAGTCGGCAAGGCGTTTGCATTTCACTTCGCAGTAGGGCATCCCATCTAGGTGGATGAATAGGGCGAATTGTTCCGGGGTGGCGGCTCCAAGTTTGAAGATGCTTGCAGGGACGGGCTTGGTTGGTTTGCGAATGGGGGTCATACGGCTCGGGGGTTGGTGCGGTAAAAGTGGCGACCATGTTTTGCCCAAAACTCAATTGCCCTACCTTGCGTGGTGACCCCTTTCTTTTTCCATTTCCACAATTCCTCGCGGTAGTCATCCAGACCCCAGACCACAAATTCCGGATTCTCCACCTTGCCGTCAATGACAACGAACAGGGCGTGGGATGATGGCGGCATCTTGGATGCCATGTGCGCCATCGTGGTTGGGGGATTGGCGGGTCTATCGGGCATCGGGGGTCAATGTGTATTTCCTTTTATTGGCGGTGAGGCCAAGGGTGCGGATGGTTTTATAAACTGTGCCTCGGTTGAAGCCGTATTCCTTAACTATTTGGGGGACAGTCATCCCGGCATTAATCTTTTCAATGATGATAGGCTTAATTGTGCCATATTTGAATGGTAATTTCATTGTTTCTTTAACAGTTTGGCGAGGAATTCGCCGGCCCGGTCTAAATCTTCGCGGGCGGCTTGGAGTTCGTCCCGGAGTGCTTCCGTTTCCTCTAGGACGCGAAGCCACTTGGCTTCAAAGTCTCGGGCTTCGATGGCAAAGTATTGGGTGGTCTGTGCGCTTCGCTCGGCTTGCATTTCAGCGTGGTTAAGGCGAAGCCGGAGGTGGACAATCTCCTTGGTCTGGTCGTCAGATTCGTCTCGGCTCACTTGAGGATTGCCTTGAGGAAGGCGGCTTGGTTTTCAGCGATGACGGATTGATGTCCAATCGGCAAGTCAGACAAGGAATCGTTTTCAATGAGCCATCCCTTTGACTTGAGATAGGCAACTGCCCTGGCGCGTTGGTCGGCGGCAATAAAGTCATACCACGGCCCGGAGGATGTCGAGCAAGCGTGGGGTTGGCTTGCCTTGGCTCCATCATCATCGATGTCGGTTGAGATGCCCGTGGCAGTCTGGATTGACTGCCTACGCAGGTAGGTAATTGCGGAACCTAATTTCTGGGCATCCAAGCCTTCGGACTTGAAGGCAAGGGAACCAGAATCGTGGGTCGTGCCGTCATTATGCAGGAACACAGTTGAGACGCGGACCAAGCCATCCGCAGAGTGGAGGGACTGATGGACTGCCAGATTGTGTTTAGCGGCTTCTGCTTTGACTGTGGAGAGGATTTCCGCAAGGGATGCATACTTGGACTTAAATGCTGGGTTCACCCGGTCTGCGTGGACATTACCGATGGCGTTTAGGAAACGCACGATGTCTTGACGGGCGGTGAGGGTGATAAGGTCTTGGTCTTTGGGCATAGGTTTATTTTGGTTTGGTGGTTGGGTTGGTGGGAAAGTATTAGTTGATGGCTCCGCGAAGTCCAGCGTCAAGGATAAGCAACGCATCTGCCGTGGCGAGCGTCACAGGTAAATCCGGGAACAATTCCGAAGCCCGGGCCTTCAAAATGTTTTTCCATTGGGTCGTGGTTCGGTCACCCTTGGTTCCGACCGGGTGGGCTTTTTGCCAGATGGGTGGGCGCACCGGGTGAATCTTAAAACCTAGGGCGGCAGATGCTCCGTAGCACACCCCATAATTGCACATTAATTTCCCGATGGCAGAGCCGGGGATGTTTCGACCAGCAAATAGGGGGGGCAACTCAATGAAGATTTCCGTGATGAATTCATTGTCACGCAAGGATGCAAGCAATTCAACAGTCGCAAAGTCATTTGGTGGCATATGCACCGCAAAGGTTTGACCGGACT